CAGGAGCTGGTGGTTGTGTTCCTACTGCCACACCAGTGCTTGAATTTATAACTTGACCTTTTGAATTTACTGCAGTGCCAGATTTGGTTGAAGAGACAAAGGGGAGATTTCTTTTTGCTACCATGTATTCTCTTGCGTTTACTGTAGCGTTCCTGTTTAGAACTGCTGCCCTTTGTTTATTTCCTTGTAGTTGAAAGTTTTCTCCATCATTACCATTAGCACCCTTATAAAATATTTTTTTAGCATCACTATCAGTTATAGTATTTGATCCTCTTGCTTTATTAAGTTGTCTTCTAAATGTTGTCCCATTATTAGTCAGTTCCCATTGAGATCCTTGTCCACTTTGAGTTGCTATAGCAGTTCTTCCAGTAATTCCATGGTCTCTATACATTGTAGCTGCACCAGTGTCAATATTGACTTCTACCAATACATTCATCCCATACACAGGATATTTTATTTCTCTTATATTGGACATTGACTAATGCATCCAGTTTAAGTATTTATCCTAAAATTTTGATATGGAATTGATCTAGCATCATTCACTTCAAGTGGGTATATAATGTGGAGGTTACTTTTGGTTTCATCCCAGGTATAGTTTCTAAAGGGGTCTTGACCTCTTGCTGCCCAGTGATAGTTTATACCTCTAAATCCCCACTGAAATACACCTATACATGCAATCAGGGGGAACTCATCATATTCAATCCTTGGTGTCTTAGGTAGATAGATGAAGGTGTAGTATCTACCTACATCAGGAACAACTTCTACATCAGGTAGAGCACCAAGTAAAGCAAGCATCCTATCATCAGGAGTAGGTTCATTGATAATGTCATCAACAACATACTCTAATCTATTTGTGTCGCTTTTTAGATACTCTTCTTGTTCCATACTGCTTGATGCCTAGTTCGTTTTCTGTAAGGATGAGAAACTCTACTCCATTATCAAGAGCAAACTCCCTAGCAGCAGCCCACTTGGCTTTATTTATTTCATAGGTAAGACATTCATTGATATATGTTTTGGTCACCCTACTCTTCTTAACAGGTGGTTGTGTCTGTCTTGCTGGTTTAATTTCTACAAGATATTTCTTACCATCTTTCTTTTGTATCAATGCATCAGGATAGTATCTGTGAACTCTGCCATCCTTTGGAGACACATAGGGGATGGAGAACTCTTCACTTGCCCACTTTACAATGTCAGGAGTGTGGTCACACCAGTGACAGAAGTGCCTCTCCCAGGAACTTCTGCAAATAATATTATTAGGATCACCCATATACTTCTGAGGGTATGATGGTTTATAAATTGACTTTATGCTTTCTCCCATACATAGTATTAGTAATCACGCCTATTTATAGATGGCAGGACCAAAACCAAATAGGATAGGGACCTCACAACTAAAAAGCAGGATAATGAATCTTGCTCAAACCTCTGTCTATCAAGTTAAAATTCAACCACCTTCAGATGTTGATAAGGCAATGGGTGGTATATATCAACAGTATGGAAGAGATCTAGATCTTTTATGTTGTGATACTACACTCCCTGGTAGTTCACTGGCAACTCATGATGTAACCTCAGACTACCAAGGTGTGTCTGAGAAGATGGCGTATAGAAGGATATATGATAACAACATAGACATGACTTTCTATGTTGATAAACAATATAATGTAATGGAATTCTTTGATGGGTGGATAGACTTCATCTCTGGTATGGGTAAAGGAAGTAGATCTTATAATGGTTATAATGATACCAGGGCAGGATTTAGGGTCTCTTATCCTGAAGACTACAAGACAAGCATCTATGTCTCAAAGTTTGAAAAGGATGCTGCTGAGAAAGCATTGTACTATAAGTTTATTGATGCATTCCCTATTGCAATCAATGCAACACCAGTCTCATACAATACCAGTGACATACTAAAAGTGAATGTTTCATTCTCTTATGTGAGATATACTTTGATCAAAGCATCTGGTATAAATGTGAACACATCATTTGATATTAAAAGTAACATTCCATTTGAAGCTGGCATTGGAATAGACTTAGGGTATGGAACTTTTGATGGTTCTGAGTTTGATTTCCCCACTAACATTGGAAACTTCTGGGATGATCCAATCTCATTCAGCGCTGACTTTAACACTGGAATTCAACTGGGTAGTCAACTTGATTTACCTGCAAGTGACTTGTTCTTTAACCCCTAAATATTCACACTGAAATACCTATAGGTCGTTATGCCTTTACCAACAATTGCCACACCAATTTATGAGTTGGAACTTCCCTCTACAAAAAAGACTGTTAAGTATAGACCTTTTCTTGTAAAGGAAGAAAAACTACTTGTGCTTGCATTGGAAAGCGAAGATACAAAACAAATTACAAATGCAATCACTGCTGTAATTAAGAGTTGTATTATTACTAAGGGTATTAAAGTAGAGTCACTTCCTACATTTGATATTGAATATCTCTTTCTGAATATCAGAGGCAAGTCAGTTGGTGAAGAAGTTGAGTTGAATATTATTGCACCTGATGATGGTGAGACTGAGATTCCAGTCAAGATTAATCTTGATGATATCAAAGTCATTACAGATGAGAGTCATACAACTCAAATCAAACTTGATGATAATCTGATGATGGAGATGAAGTATCCATCACTTGATCAATTTATTAAGAACAACTTTGATTTTAATGATCAGGGTAATATTGATCAATCTTTTGAATTGATTGGAACATGTATTGATAAGATCTTTAATCAGGAAGAGGTGTGGGCAACTGCTGATTTTTCTAAAGATGAGATCTCAGACTTCCTTGGACAGATGAACTCTAAACAGTTCAAACTGATTGAGAACTTCTTTGATACAATGCCTAAACTTTCTCATACAGTTAAGGTGACTAACCCCAAGACAAAAAAGAAGAGTGAGGTAGTGCTTGAGGGTTTATCAAGTTTTTTCGCATAGGCATGATCCATATGGATCTTGAGGGATATTATAAACTCAATTTTGCCCTGATTCAGTACCATAAATATTCATTAACTGAGATTGAAAATCTTATCCCTTGGGAGAGAGATGTTTACGTGAGTCTTCTACAGCAACATTTGGAAGATGAAGAACAAAAAATGAAGCAAAAGAATGGCTAAGATTGTAAGAGGTGGTGGATCTAGTAGAGGTCCCAAAAAACTTGCATCTAAAACTGGGGGTAAGAAGGCGGCTGCTGAAAGACTGATCAGAAAACTTAAGGACGCCAAGAAGACTGGAGATATTTCATCTGGATTGGATGCACTGATTGATTCCATCAAAAAAGAATCTTCTAAGGATGATGATGGTGGATCCTCTGCTCTCTCTATCATTCCTAAAGTATCTGATAGTGAGGGTGATTTAGTTACTGAAGAAGTTGATGAAAGAGTCCTATCTCTTATAGGTCAAGATGGTGTAGTTGATATTGATTATGCTACATATAAAACTCTTCTTAGGGAGAAAATGGCTGCTGCTAGGATGGCAAACAGCAAAATCCCCACAGAAGAAACAGAAATATTAACTGAAGAATTTAAAAGAGTCAAGAGAAAGACAGGAAGATTCAAAGTCAAGAAGAAAAAAATAAGTAAGAATTCTTTCTTTGATAATGGTTCTGCACCAAAGACTAACCTCAAGGCACTTCCTCCTGCTGTAAACAAGAGAGAAGTAGAGCAGGATGAGAAAGAAGAAAAGATTAATGAACTAGAAGAGTTTGTTAGAAATATTTTAGCTCCAAGTCTTACAAAAATTCAAGGGAGTCTTCAGGGAGTTCTTGATAATCTCAATAAGCAGACAGAGTTAGAGAAGAAAGAAGCAAAGGCAGAGGATAAAGCAAGACAAAAGGAAAAGAGAACTGCTAGAGAAGCAAAGTTAGAGGGAGGGGGTAGCGAGAGTGCAGTAAAGAAAACTGCTGAGAAGATATCTAAACCTGCAATGGGTATCTTTGATTTCATTAAGAACTTTGTGATGCAAACATTAATGGGTGGAGCTTTTGCTTGGTTGCTCAACTTCCTTAAGGATCCTGCTGGCAACTTTGATAAGATGTGGAAAGGTTTGGTTAATGGTATCATTGGACTATTAAATAATGTGATTAGTTTCCTTTATGATAATCTTATAATGCCTATTAATAGAGCTATCAATGCTATTAATACTGCAATAACTGATATGGAAACTCAGATCAATAATGCTCTTTCGTTATTTGGTCAGGGTGGAATCACTTTACCAAAGATACCATTAATACCAAAGGCACAGATACAAACCATCCCACTTGCTGGTCAACCACCCAATCAGGGTGGTCCAATCACATTCACTGCGCCACAGATGGTTGGTGGTGGTTTGATTGATCCTAATACTGGACAGAGAATAAGAGGTATGGGTGCTGACACACAGTTAGTGGCACTCTCTCCTGGTGAAGTTGTGATGAGTAATAAAGCAGGAGATATGTATGGTAGGGATAATCTACTTGCTGCTAATGCTGCTGCTGGTGGAACCAATAGACCTAGGGTTGGTAAAGGTGTCTTAGGTTTCAGAGATGGTGGTCAGGTAGGTAGAACAGTGTTTAGTGCTGGTCATTACAACACTGGTTATAATAGTAGTGGTATTCCTATTGGGTCTGATGGTCTTCCTGTGAGTGGCACAACAGATCCAGGAACTGGAGTTGCAGAATATCAAGCAACAAAACATTTGATTAATACATTGAAGATGTTGGTGCAAGAGAGGGGTCTGTCTAGCAGAATTGGATTTGAAAATATTACAGCAGAGAGAGGAGATAAAGGACTAAGAGGTGTTCCAACCAGAGTGGAGAGTACACCAGGCACACAATTTGTTGACTTGCACTTTGACCAACATGCTCAAGGTGGCACACCAGGTTCAGCAGGTAGGTCAGGTATTATTACAAGAAATCTAAGTCCTGTTGATAGAGCTCTTGCTGCTGCTTTTGGTGATTTTGGTAGAGGATTCAAGATGGGTAAGATTGGTGTAGCAGAGGCAGGTGGAACTATCCTTGAAGTGGCTGCTATTGATGATCCAAACATCAAATCATTGCTTAATGAAGTGAAGTCAGGACAAAAAGGTCCACACTCTAGAGCAATGGCTGAAAAGATTCTTAATGCTACTTTGTCTGGAATGGACAATAAACCAGTCAAAGTATCTCCTTTGTCTTCTAGTAACACTGAAGTTTCTGTGCCTGTATCCCCTGCTCCCAACGTAACAGTTGTGCCTGTGCCTGTTGGATCTAATCCCAACTCACAATCCATATCTAATACTGGTGCTAATCAATCAAAGGTTCCAGGATTCTCTGCTATTGATGCAAACAACTTTGAGATGATGGTTGTCAAATCAATCTATAACATAGTAGGATAAGATATGGCTATTCCACTTCTACTAGGTGCAGCAAAGGGATTACTTGGAAATACTACAAAGAGGGTAGTCAAAGGAAAGGCTAAGCAAACAGCAAAGAATTTTGGTGGCAGAAAAAAAGGTGGTGCTTTAGTCAAGAAAACAAAAACTGTTGGATCATCCAAAAAAGCAAAAGTAAAACCACAACAGACTTATACTGGTGCAAGTGTTTCAAACAATACATCATCCTCAAAAGCAAAAATAGTAGGTGGTGGTGATGTCAGTTATGAAAAACTAACTGAGCAACTTAATAATATTGTTAATCTAAGTTCCTCTTTAGAGAAAGCATTCAAAGTTCAATCCAAAGAGAAAGAAAAAACTCTTAAGAAGAAAGATAAAACAAGACAAAAAGAAAAAAGAGAAAATAGAGAGGGTCAACTAGAATCCAGTAAGACAAGATCTGGTTCTATTGGTGGTGGTATTTTTAGTGCAACTAAGAAGTTTGGTATTATGAACTTCTTGTTGAATACTTTGATGGGTGGTCTTGCAGTATTATTTTTAAAGAACTTTGAGAGTATAAAGAACTTCTTTAGTGAACTTGGTGAAGCGTTTAGTAATAGAATGAATCTCCTTAGGTGGGGTCTAACATCACTGAATGGACCTGTGTCTGCAGCAGGGAGAACTGTGGTTAAAGTATTCAAACCTCTTCTCAAAAAGATGGGAACAGGTTTGAAGAAGGGTCTTTCAAGTGTTGGTAAATTTGTAGGAACTGCATTTAAAAAACTGGGTGTAGGTATATTCAGATTTGCTCAGAATATTTTGGGTAGAGTCACTGGTGTTGGTTCTACTGCTGCAAAGACTGCAGTAAGATCAGGAACTAGAGGTGCAACCAATGCTGCAGCAAGGACAGCAGCAAGGACAGCAACTAAAAGTGCGACAAAATCTGCTGCTCAGAGACAATTTGGAAAACAGGGTGCTAAGAGATTGGCTTTATTCTCAAAGGCATTCAAGAGAATACCAATCCTTGGTTCTATTATTGGTATTGGTATTGACCTGGCAATGGGAGAGTCACTTGATAGAGCAGTTGTGGGTGCCATAGGTGCATCTATTGGTTCAACTATTGGTGCATTTATAGGTCAAGGTTTGATTCCTATTCCTTTTGTTGGAGCAGGAGTTGGTGCTTTAGTTGGTGGAGGTATTGGTGATTACCTTGCTAAGAAACTTTATAGTGATTTTGCGTCTAACTTAACTGGTGAAGGTCTAAGTCCTCTTGGGGACACCAGTGAAATTACTTCAAAGATGATTAAAGATAGAAGAAATATGAAAGCAGGTGATCAAAAGCAGATACAAGGGAAGACTATGGTGTGGAATGGGTTACAGTTTGTAACTCCACAGCAGTATCAGCAACAGACAGGAAAGGCACCAAACACCACTAATACAAGTTCAAGGGGAACTGGATTTGGTGGAAGTGGAAGACAACAACAGATTTATAATTATCTGAAGTCAAAAGGAATGAGTCATAATCATGCCATGGGTCTCATGGCTAATATTGATAGGGAAAGTAGTTTTAGAACTGACCCTGGTAAGGGTAGTGCTGGTGAGATAGGAATGTTCCAGTGGAACCCACAGGTAGGAAGAGCTCAAAGATTTGAGAAAGCAGTTCCTGATTGGAAAACAAACTGGAAAGCTCAAATTGATTATGCTTTAGGGGAATTTAAAGGTCCTGAATACCTTAGAAAGACATTTGGTTCAGAGAAAGAAGCAGCAGATTGGTGGATGAATAATTGGGAGATACCAGGTGATCCTATAGGTGCTTCTAGAAAACAAGATGCTTATCTTAAGAGTGCTCCAATCACTGGATCTCCCACTTCATCACAGGCATTACGTGCTACATCACAAGTTACCACCTCAACCACAATCCAAGACTTGTATAGAGGTGGATCTAATACATCACAGTTCCCCACCACTGATGGATATGGAATGAGAATTCATCCTATTCATGGTGATTATAGAATGCACAAGGGTGTAGATATTGCACCACCTGGTCCTGGATATTTTGTTGGTTTGAAAGTCCCTGGTAAGGTGACCAGAGTAAGTAATGATCCTGGTGGATACGGTAAGTTTGTTATAATTACATCACAGCAGACTGGTATGAGTTATATGTTTGCTCATATGGCTACCATCAATGTTAAGGTGGGTGATAATTACACAGGACAACCAATTGGTGAGATGGGTAACACTGGTGGTAGTACAGGTATTCACTTACATTATGAGGTATATAAGGGTGGAAAGGATGGCCCAGAAGTAGATCCAACTCCATATATGAACCTTCTTACTATGGGTAAGATTGGTTCTCAAACCACAACATCTACAGCACAAGTTGTACCAGCAAGAAGCACAACTCAATCAGCGCAGAGTGTTCAGCAGAGAACATCATATGAGGGTGGTGGAAGTCAGGTGGTTACTGTTCCATATCCAGCACCAGGTGGCAATCAGCAGTCTCCCATGGTTGGTGGTGGATCTGGTGGTGGTATAATGATGACTGGTGGTTCCACCAAAGCACTATTAAATAGTTACTATAAATCCAAGTTGATTGGATTCCTATACAAGCAAGGTTAATGTCAAATCAGAACTCAGCATCAGAACCCGCTAATATACTACAAGCCAAGATTACTTCCAACACTGGCAGTAAGGCAGTGGATGTTTCTGCTGCAATAGCAGAGTTCAGTTTCTACGAGAGTGTTCTCTCCAATCACACTACAGCAACAGTTGCTATGGTAGAAACAGGCACTACTGTGGGTGGTGCTATTGATGGTCTTTTGGATAACCTTCCTATCAGAGGTGGTGAGAGATTTGATGTTGTCATGGAAGACAACAATGGAAATGAACTAAAGTTCAAGAGTGGGATGTATGTAAACAGAGTTAGGAATGCTATACCTGGAACACAGAAAGACGTTTACTTCCTTGACTTAGCATCACTTGAATACTTTACTAATGATCAGACTAGAGTTGTAAAGAGATATAAGGAAGCACCCATCTCCACTCATGTATCAACAATCTTAAAAGATGTCCTTCAAACCCAGTCTAGTATTGATGTTGATGCTACCAGTTTGAACTATAACTTCTTTGGTAATGATAGGAAACCATTCTATGTTTGCACTTGGTTAGCATCTAAATCTATTCCACAGGTATCAGCAAGTGGTGGTAGTGGTGGCAACACTTTGAATGGAGCAGCAGGATATCTTTTCTATCAGACAAGAGAGTCACTCCACTTTAAATCTATTGACAATCTCTTTAAGCAATCTGCTGTGAAGAAATATACATACACCAACACAACAGGAGTCCCAGAGGGATATGATGGTCAGATAGTATCATATACCATTGACACTGATATTGATGTCAATCAGAATCTCACACTTGGTACTTATAATAACAGAACTATTTTCTATGACCCTGTATCATTCAGTTATGTTGTAAGGAACTACGGTATATCAGATCAGAAGAATAAGATTACAACTGCTGGAAAATCAACTCAAGAATCTGGTAACCTTTTACCTAAAGGTCTTACACAAACTCCTACTAGATTGATGAGTGCTGTTTTGGATGTGGGTTATAATCCACCAGGTGCTACACCAGAAGCACAACTTGAGTCCTGGAAGAACAATCCAAAGGTTCCCAATTATGATGCCCCAAAGACAATGGTTCAGTCCATCATGAGATACAACCAGTTGTTTACAATTCAAACTAATGTTACAATAAAGGGAGACTTCAGCATCAAAGCAGGTGATATGATAAGATGTGATTTCCCTCAAGTTAGGGGCGATAATAGTGCAGATAAGGACATAAATACAAAGACCAGTGGTGACTACCTGGTAGCACATGTGTGTCATAGAGTCACCCCATCAGAAACATTTACTAGTCTTGGTTTAATTAGAGACTCCTACGGTGTAAAGATAGATTAATGATAGAGCAAGGACTTTTTAAAAATCATTTTGTAGGAAGGGATGGATTCCAATGGTGGATTGGACAGGTTCCTGATAGTGACTCATGGTCTGCTAATCTCCCAGATAAAACTGTAGCAGGAAATTCAGACCCTGATTATAAGGGTTATAGTGAGAGATATAAAGTTCGTATTATGGGTTACCATACTGCGAATAAGGAAGAGTTGCCTGATGATGATTTGCCTTGGGCAACTTTGATGTATCCAGTCACTGCTGGTGGTGGTAGTGCTGGTCATTCTCAGACATCTAATATTGTTCAAGGAACCTTTGTCTATGGTTTCTTCTTAGATGGTGAGGATGGACAACAACCTGTTATTATGGGTTGTATTGGTTATAATGATTATCAATCAGTGATGAAGAATGTCCCTGATGTGGGATTTGTTCCCTTTAGGGGTGTTAAACCTGATGTTCCAGTTGGAGCAGCAATTAGACCACTGTCTAAAGCAACTGAAACCACAGGGACTGTAACAACAACTGTTGATGGACAGCAGGTAAAAACAGCTGCAGCAGTCAATGGTAATGAGATGTTGTCTCCTGAGGCACCAATCACAACAGAAAGTGAATCTACAAATGATGCTGCTAAAGAAAAAACTGAAGTTCTAGCACAACCAAAGACCTGTGAGAAACTTCCTGTAGGAAGAATACAACAGTCAATTAGAAATCTTATCTATGATGTAGAGCAGGCAAAGAAAGGTTTATATAATTTTGAGAAAGGTGCTATTCAAGAGTTAGCAGACAAGGAGCAGTGGATTAATGAAAAGATTGAGTTCTATGCAGAGCAAATAGCTGGTGGTCTGAAATCAATATACACTGAGATTGAAAAGTTTGTAGAGGACAAAGTTAATGAAGCACTTAAGTTTGCATATGATATTGCATTCCCTAATGAGAGAGCTGCTGTAAAGAGTACATCAAAAACTATTCTTGATACTATCTCCTGCTTCTTTAGGAAACTGATTGGTCAATTGGTTCAGTTGATGACTAAGTTTCTCGCTGATGTTGTTGATAGGGTCATCAATGTAAGTAAGTGCTTTGTAGATAACTTCATTGGGGGCATCTTTGGGATGCTAGGTGGTATCATTGAGGGTTTGTTTTCTGGTCTTACTAGTTTAATCTCTGGTGCTGTTGATATTGGTGGAGAAGCACTTGACCTTGGTAGTGATGTCCTAGGAATGGTTGATCAACTTCTTTCATTCTTAACTTGTGATGATAGACCAGAGTGTTCAACAGTTAATGAGTGGAATATCATCACAGGTGGTAATCAAATTAACAAGGGTGATATCACTGATATTGTAGATAGAGCAAAGAACCTCTTCCAAGAGACACAGAATGTGGGTTTACAAGCTCTTGATAATGTAGACATGGTGACTGACATTCAGATCAGTCAACTCTTCAATCTTGAGGACTCTTGTAATATCAGGGAGGTTCTTTGTGGAGCACCCATCCTTGAGTTCTTTGGAAGTAATGGAGTTGGTGCTGCTGGAAATCTGATTATTGGAGCTGCTGGTGATATCATTGGCGTTGATATGCTTAGTTTTGGTAATGGATATGATGCAGATGTAGAAGCAAAGGTTATTGATATTTGTGGTAGAGGTAGTGGTGCTGTATTGAGACCAGTTTTTGGTAGAATACCCACTGATGGATCACCCATAGGTGGAGCTGGTGGCGGCACACCTGCAACAGCACCACCTAACATTGGGTTTGGACCATTTGGACCACAGAATTATCCATTCCCTGGTGGACCTGGACCATCCCTATCTCCTGTTCCTCTTGGTCCTGTCTCAAATAATACACCACTCTATGGTGTTGGACCTACAGGTTTTGGAGACCAAGCACCTCTAGAGTGTATTGATACTGAGTTTACAGTCACAAGAGCTGCTGCACTATCTAATGTATTTACATTCAGATTGGTTGATGCTGACCCTGAATTCCTTACTGGTTGGGATTATACTGGTGATGATGTTAGTGGTGGTGAGACAGAGGGAGGAACAACATACATTGAATGTGTTGTCCCTGGAGTTGATTACCTTGTTCAAGCGTTCCTACCTGATGGTACACCATGTCCCAATCCACTGAAGATTGATGCTGGTGGATCTACTGTTAGAATGGATGATGCCTGGGATGGTGGAGTAGAGATTATAAATGAAGATGTTGAGGTTGGTAACATTATAGATGGGGTCAATTTCACAGTTACTACTGATGCTCAATATGCCAATAGAGTTATTATTTCTGGTCTTGATGTCAATGTAGGTAAAGAATTTGATGGCAATCAACTTAATGAAAATATTTCTAGATCAGTTCAAGTAGGTGTAGTATATGATATACAAATTATTTCTCCTGAGTCAAGAGAATCAGATGGAGGCACAAGAATTAGAGGTGGTGGAAATAGATTTGAGGTAGAAGAAGCAAGAGACAGTGATTGGACTGATGTCATCATGACTGCTTCACAAGGTAGATTCTTTGATCTTGTCAGTAATGCTGATGGCAATTCAACTATTGCAACTGCAAAGTATGTTATTGATGGAAGTTCAACTAAAATTGTCACTCAACAAGTTGAAAGAAGTATTGGATATGTATCTGATGGTGACTACCTTGATCTGGTTGTAACTGCAGGGGTTGGTAAGTTTAGAAATGTCAAGAACAATACCTGTCTTTATAGAAGAGATGGAGAGACACCACCTGATGGTCCAGGAGAAGCGGTGGCACCTCCACAGATTGGAGTTCCAACTATTCCTGATATTCTTATACCTGCACCTGCTCCTGATGGTGATATTGGTATTGTTGATGTGATTGTAGTTCAACCTGGAGCTGGTTATCTTCCTGGTCCTGATGGAAGTAAGGGTGGTGATGGTAGAACCTGGGCAAACCCTGATGATACTATTGTGGTAAGAGATGATGGTAGGATTGAAACACCTATCCCCCCTGGTAATTATTTCTGTGTAAAGGCTGGTGATACAGTTGAACTTCCTCCTGGCACAGTTGCTGTCACTGAAACTAATGGTGGTGTAGGTGGTGGTGAAAGGATTATTGGTGGAGCACCATACATCATGAGAAATCCTGGATGCTTCACAACACCAGAGGGTGGTGAGAGGAAGGATGAAGGTGGTTATCCTGTTCTTCTTTACCTCTGTGATATTATTGTTGATGCTCCAGGTTTTGGTTATGAACCAAATGATCCTGTTATTATCAAACCATCCAGAGGTGCAGAAGCAACACTGAAAGTAGATAAGTTTGGTAGAGTCATTGGAGTCAATGTAATACAGGCAGGTGAAGGATTCAAAGAGATGCCTACCATTACTATTGATTCAGACAATGGATATAATGCCAAACTTATTGCAAAACTTTGTATAGATAAGGATGTAGAGTTTGAAGATCCTGAAAAGGTTGTCCAAGTTGTAGATTGTGTGGGTAAATTCTAATGGCTCAACCAGAAAATAGGGAGTATAGATTAGGAACCAAAGATGGTGAGATTAAGTTTGGTCATAAGACCTCTGACAATCAGATAGATGCTGTCCTAATCAGGAATGTTAAAGGTTTCAAGCACTACATTGAAATGTGTAGCACTGGAGATGACTTTCGTAAAGATGGCACAATCATCAGGGCACCTGGATCATGTCAGATAAGAGCTGGTGATGCTGTTAAGAAGGGGAAACCTGGCATTGAGATTGATGCAGTGAGTGGTGATTTGATTCTCAGAGCACCTAGTGGTAAGGTAAGGATTGAAGGTATTGATGTTGAGATCAGTGCAACTGGTGGGACACCAACCACAGGAAATGTAAACATCTCAGCAAATGAGAAGTTCATTGTCAATGCTGGTCAGATGGTGGACATTAATGGAACAGTAAGCGTGAAGATTGCTTCTGATAATACAGTAGATGTTATTGGAAAATCTGTGTTAAATATCTATGGTGGAATGATTGATGCAGCAGACTCTGCTGCTACAGCTAAATCAAGTAAGGGTTCTAAGTGTGGACCTTGGGATAATGAAACTAGAGAGAGAATTGCATGAAAGTACCTGATCTTTTTGTAGGAAAACAGTTACAAGTTGGTTGTGGAAAACCTGATATTCTAGGACGTGGTCCTACACAGGTTAGAGGTTCATCCTATGTGCAAGGTCCAGAACTTGTAGGTGATCCATCACAGTTTCCTGGTGTTGCTGGAAAGGGAGATCCTTTTGAGTCTGGTTCAGTGATGGCAGGGCAAACTGGAAACCCTGAGATGACACCAGCTCCATTCTATTCATTCTTTGCAACATCATTTGCCAGGATTAAAAGTTTTCTGAAAGTTGATTTACTCTTGACAGTTAAAGTGATTAAGAGTAAAGTAATATACGCAGAAGTGATTATGGCAAAGGTTAAAAACTTTGCTATTCCTCACCCAACTCTACCTAACACCAATCTTGTTTATGCTTGTCTGGAAGGACCAGAGAATGCAGTTTATGTGAGAGGTGTTCTTAGAAACAATAACACTATTAAACTTCCTGATGTGTGGAGAGAACTGGTAGACCCAAGAACTATTACAGTTTCACTAACACCAGTAGGTGCTGAACAAGGTCTTGTGGTTAAGAGGGCAACTAATAATGAAGTGGTGGTGCAAGCAAGACCAGGTATGCCTATTCATTGCCATTATCATGTCTTTGCTGAAAGGAAAGATGTAGAGAAACTAGTAACAGAGGTTAACATTTAATGTTGGAAGCAGTCAATTGGCAAAGTTTATTTAATTATCCTCAGGGTGCTAAGGAAGGCAGTTTACCCTTCAGATTTGAGAACTTTGGAACCTTTGCAGGTCCACAGTATCGTTCTGAGAACTACAACTATGACACTGCATCAAAGGAGGGTCTTTGGCACACCTTAGTTCCTGGTAACTTTTCATTTGAGAATGATGATTTAGGTGCTTATCTGTATAATAACAGGGGCAATTATGTTGGTTTCCATTGTGATGGCGTGTCTACTGCAATGATGACTCTTGAAGCATCATATGGTAATATTCCTGTCTTCAATGTTTTTGCAAAACAAACTAATGTAAAAGGTAATATACTTGCACTTGGTGATATTGAATCCATTGGCAATATCACAACAAATGGTAACTTGACATGTAATGGAGTTTTTGATTTTCAAGGTCCAATGAATCTATTGGGTATTGGTGATGTAGCAAAAAATATTATTGATGCAAAATCACAGCCTGCTAAACCTTTTGATATTAAACACCCAAGTAAAGCAAATCACAGACTAAGACATGTATCTTTAGAGGGTCCAGAGATTGCTGTTTATTATAGAGGAAAGTTAAAAGACTCTGGTGTTATTGAACTGCCTGATTATTGGAATGGTTTTGTTGACCCAGAATCGATCACTGTAAATCTGACACCTATTGGATGCTATCAAGAGTTGTTTGTTGAGAAGATTGAATGGGGTAGAAACATCATTGTCAAGAATCAAAGTGGTGGTCCCATTGACTGCCATTACACAGTGTATGCTGAGAGAATTGACTTGGATAAATTAATTGTTGAGTATGAGGGAGAATCTATACATGATTATCCTGGTCAAGACTTTATCAATATAAAGGAGAGTAAATAAATGGCTTCAGTTTCATTTGGAGTAACAACGTATGACAATCAACCTCAAGGAACTTTACGAGCTCAGACATTATCAATTGATCAGGGATTAACTGGCACTAGTGCTAATCAAACTTTAAGGACTCAAGAATACAGATTTAATCTTTATGTTGGTCCATCCAGTAACATTGACAATAAAACATTAACAACATTTGTTGATCCCAATAATGCTGCAAAGAACTCCATCATAGGTATTGGAAATGTAACTACATTTGATGCATCACCTATTTTTTATGCATCAGATACAGATGCAAAAGCTGCTGCAAGTTCTTTGTATGGACAAGCATCTGAGTCAAACACTAATGGTGTTGCATCTGGAGTTGAGTCTTATCTAAGTGCTTATGTTGATGATGTGATAGGTGGATCTTATAGTGTAGGTGATACTGTTGTGAATGGATTTGGAACTGCAGTTGGAACTGTTGCTATACCAAGAACTCTTGTTGGTGGTGGTGCAGGTCTTGGTTTTACTGGATTCTTGCAGATTAAGAGTTGGTCTGATTCTATCTCCATTGGATCTACATTGACAGCATCAGGTATCACAACTACTGTGATTTCCATCAACTACATTGGAGTTGCTAGTATTTTCCAAGACATTGTGTCTGTCTCCAAATTTCCACAACTTGAACCACCTGACCCATCAGTGACCAATCCCCTCTCAAATCACTCAAGTATTGTTTTAGATTCTACAAATGCGGGTCAAGGTGTAGGTAATACATTCTATGCAAATGGTTTACAGTCCAATACATATGATGACTTTGTGTTTATTCAATCTGGTGTTCCATTCTTAGGTGATGCTCTTGCTTTTGACACCTCTAAGGACACTGCATCAGCAGCGTCTATTGCTGCAAATAGAGCAACAGTTGGCACTAATAGAACTGGAGTGACCTCATATATTTCAGCATCAAATGCAGTGAAAGATCTTAAGTCTGATGCTTCTGAAAATGTATGGGTTCTTAAGAGAATGGATCCAGTCCTCAATGATTTCAAAAACAATACCAACGCTGCTATTAGTGTTTTGGATGACCCCACCTTCCAATCTTAAAACTGTCCACTAACCCTTGACTCATGTTCAAGGGTGCTTTATACTAAAGGAAATCGCCCAGGCACTATGGAAATCCATCCTGAAGACTACACTGTAGACAATGAAGATGATGAGTATCTGACCAGAGTTGTTGTGGACACTCAATCACGTAAGTTCTACCTGTACTCTAGTGGTGGAAGTGATAGGGTTGTGGAATGTGATACTGTTGATCAATTCATGAGTGTGATTGAACTCATCAGAGTTGTGGTTGATGATGACATTGTTGTGTACTGTGAACCAACAACTGCCTCCTAAACCAAAATCAACTTTTAGTTTCAAAAAAGGGGCAAAAAATTCTCCAGGAAAAAATTGACCCTATTACTTTTTTCGTATGAATAACTACCCCCCAAATCTGTACCAAGAGATCCTTAAATGCTATGAGTATGAGACAAGAAACTCGTCAATCTATGGAAATGTTATTCTCAGCGAAGTGGAACTTACCCAAAGCAGCAAGGAATGCCAATCTGACATACAAGGAGACTAAAATCATATTCAATGAATATTGCAATTTGAATGATGCTGTTTATAATGAAGCAGGTGAATACATTGGGAGTATGGCGGAATAGGTAGACGCATCAGACTTAAAATCTGCTGACTGCAAGGTCGTGAGAGTTCAAGTCTCTCTACTCCCATATATAAATCAAAAATATGAAAATCAACCTGTGGTATTGTGAAAGTATGGAGCAGTGGCGTTGGACACTTGTGGAAGAATGGAGAAATGGTGAAGTTCACACTGAGCAGCATTCAGGTCAAAGACCTGATCTCAGAGTTGCAATGAATGATGTGGCAAACACAGTAGAATATATACTTGACAAGACCAAAGAACACTGATATAGTAATAAGGTGTGAAGGAAGTGCAAACCCCCCTAGGGGGGTTTTTCTACGTCATAAATAATCCATAATAGATATCGTGTGCGAGAAAGATGCCGCTATCAAGACTTGATAACTTCCTCAAGAATGTACGTGGAAATATTCTTTATGTGAGTCCTAATGACCTGGATGCCACTGATGATATTGATAATCAGGGTAATTCACTAGGACGTCCATTTAAGACCATCCAAAGAGCACTGATTGAGGCATCAAGATTCTCCTATCAAAAGGGTCTTGATAATGACAGATTTGGTAAGACTACAATTGTATTGTATCCTGGTGACCATATAGTTGATAATAGACCAGGATGGATTCCATTAGATGGCACAGTTTATAGACTGAGAGATGGAACATCCTCTAGTGACTTTAGTCCATATAGTTCTATTAGTAACTTTGATTTAGATTCACCATCAAATGAACTGTATAAACTTAACAGTGTTCATGGTGGCGTAATTATTCCACGTGGTGTGTCTATTGTGGGTATGGACTTGCGTAAAACCAAGATTCGCCCTAAGTATGTACCTAATCCTGAAAATGATAATATTGAAAGAACTGCTCTGTTTAGAGTAACTGGTGGTTCTTATTTCTGGCAGTTCACTATTTTTGATGGCAACCCAAATAGTCAAGTATATAAAGACTATTCAACAGCAACATTTGTACCTAATTTTTCACACCATAAGGTAACAGCATTTGAATATGCTGATGGTGTAAATGATGTCTACATCAATGATGCTTTTATTAGTAATACACAATTCTCAAGAACTGATCTTGAGATGTATTATGAAAAAGTAGGACTTGCATATGGTCCTGCATCTGGTAGAGCAATTCAACCTGATTATCCTTCATCTGGTCTTGACATTGAAGCAAAGATTGATGAATTTCGTATTGTTGGACCTGCAGGTGGTGCTGTTGGTATCAGTAGTATCAGAGCAGGTGATGGATCCACTGCAACCACAGCTATTACTGTTGAATTAGAGTCACCTGGTCTCCCTGGTCTGAATGTAGACACTGCTTTCCAGGTCAATGATTGTGTAGATGCAGCATATAATGGTTCATTCTTAGTTGATAGTGTCATAACCAGAGACGCAACCACTGGAAATACCACTAAGTTCACATATAATGTAGGTAATGCTCCTGTTGATCCCCTAGAAACACCAGTATCTGCAACTGTTGTATTGGATAGTGATACTGTAACATCAGCATCACCTTATATCTTTAACATCTCATTGAGATCTGTTTTTGGTATGTGTGGTCTCCATGCAGATGGCAGTAAAGCAACTGGATTTAAATCCATGGTTGTTGCGCAGTTCACTGGTGTATCACTGCAGAAGGATGATAATGCGTTCCTGAAATATGATAAGACAACAGGAACATTCTTGTTTGCTAATAATGTCCCCAACATTCATAGTGACCCTGATGCAAAATATAGACCAGAATATTCTAACTTCCACATCAAGGCATCCAATGATTCTGTATGTCAGTTAGTCTCCATCTTTGCTATTGGTTATCATCAGCAGTTCATAACAGAAAGTGGTGGTGACTTCTCAATTACTAACTCCAACTCCAATTTTGGTGAGATTGCTCTTAACTCCATTGGATTTAGAAATAAGTCATTCTTACAGGATGATGTTGGATACATCACCCATATTATTCCACCACAGGAGATTCAAACTAATAACTTTAATCTTGAGTATGATGCTATTGATGTAACTAATACCATTGGTATCTCTTCATCTAATAGACTTTATCTTTATAACCAAATCAACCCAGCAGTTAGACCAAAGGGTGTTTTACAGGGTTATAGAATTGGTGCAAAAGTAAATGACCAATTGAATGTTGGCATCACTAGTGATAGTACCCTTAGAACAAAGTCTGCACGTATTGTGATGCAGGGTACTGAAAATAGCAGTGATCAAGTCACAGGAACTAAAGTAAAAACAGTTGGTAGAACATCTGCTGGAATTAACAGTATCACTGCAAATGTAATTACATTTACAGAGAATCATAATTTCCTCAATGGTGAGACTATTAGATTTGTATCTGATACAGCAAGACTCCCTGATGGTCTGATTAATAACAAAGTCTATTTTGCAATCACTAATGGTTTAAATAATGATCAAATTAAAGTTGCATCTTCATTTAGTGAAGCAGCAGCAAGTCAATCAATAACCATCAATGATAAAGGTGGAACTATTCAGGTACAGAGTAGAGTTAGTGATAAAATTGTAGGTGATGTTGGACACCCAGTTCAGTTTGATACCATCAATCAGCAGTGGTATGTTAATGTTGGAACTGCAGCATCAGATAATACAATCTATTCAACTCTTACAGGTGTTGGTGTAACAGAACTAGGTGCAGCAACATCAAGAACCTTCATCACTAGAAGATCAGATGATAGGTCTCTGAGTGATAAAATCTATAAGTTCAGATATGTTATCCCATCTGGAGTTGGAATCACATCAGCAAGACCTCCAAGAACATCATTTGTTCTCCAGGAGTCTAATGATGTAACTGGCGCTACAAATGCTGAAGTTGCACTGAAATACAACCCAAATGTTGTCACAATGAGCAACTCTGCTCAGATGAGGAATTTTAGATTCCTCAGTAATGCAGAATTTGACAGTGGCCAACTCAACTTTACTACAGAAATTCCTCATGGTCTGAAAGTAGGTGCAAAAGTTGAAATTAATAATGTAACAAGCACAGTTAACACTGTTGGACTTGCTAACTCTGGTTTTAATGGAACTTATAATGTTCTGAATGTATCTGGATGCAATAAGTTTTCAGTGGCATCTCCTGCCACCAATCCAGGAACATTTACTAACAATACTTCACAGAGGACAACATCACTTCCTACTTTCCAGAAGATTGAAGTTCCAAACAATTATTATGTCTATGATATTGATACTGTAAGAGAGTATCAGAATGGTGTTCAAGATGGTGTTTACTATCTCACCATTGTTGACTCAAGCAGCACACCAGAGATTGCTCCTTTCAATGATTCTGATAGGTTCTCATTTGCACAACCCATCAAGGATCTTTATCCACAATATGATAGAGATAACCCTGATTCTGATCCAAACCCCACTATTTCTTATGCATCTGCTGATATTTTGGGTCAGGTTGATGTTGATGACATCAAAAATAGTAATACTAAAGCTGCTATCTCTAATGCAGAGAGTGACCTTGCTGTTGGCATTGCAATCACAGACATCAGGTCTAATGCTGCTGGAACAGCGCATACCATCTATACTAATGTAGAGCATGGACTGAATAGAATTGTAAAACTGCAAGTTGTTGATGGTGGTCTGGGATACGGTAATGGAACTGGTGCAGTTGAGAATCTCTACAATGCTAAGTTTATTGCTGGTGCTGGTGTCACAGGAAGAATGGCTACTGGTAGAATCACAGTCAATGGTTCAGGAACTATTGTCAGTGGTGATGATATTGAGATGATGGATCCTGGTTCCAACTATAAAGTTGGTGATAACCTGACTGTTATTGGTGTTGCTACAACCACTGGTCATTCTGTTGCTTCTGTTGCTGTCACTTCAATCTATAACAATATTGGTGATACTGTTAGAATCAGTGGCATCACATCATTTGCATATGGTGGATACAATCAACTCTACACAATTACTGGTTTCTCATCTACAACTGAGATTAATGTCAAGTCACTGAATGCAATTGAAACTTCATCTGCAGATGGTGTAGGTGCAGATAATACAAATTATGGAACTGCCATTGTTACTGGTTCAACAATAAGTGTTTCATCTTTATCTTATGATAATGTAACTGGTCTTGCTACTGTTACTACTTCCACTAATCATGGATTCAGATCAAATAATGCAGTTACATTATCTGGTGCTGATAGTGCATTTTACAATGGAAACTTCACAATCAATAGGATTGTTGGACTGACTGAGTTTATTGCCAATATTGGTGTTGGAACTAATGTTCCTGTTACAACAGGTGCAATCAAGGCACATAATCCTGGTCAAGCAGCACAACCTGGTCTAATCTCTCTATATGATGAGAACTTTGGTGGCAGGATCCTTAACATCTATGATGGTATCACTGCACAACTTTCATCACAGGTTTCCAATGTCTCTGTTGATGAAGTAAACATCAATAATCTTACATCTTTTGACTTCAAGATTGGTGACTACATCAGAATTGATGATGAGATTATGAGAATCAAGACCACTGTTGTTTCTAACCCAGTTAAGGTATTCAGAGGTCTTCTTGGCACACAGGCAGCAATCCATGCAACTGGTTCTGTTGTTAAGAGAGTTAAGATCAGTCCACTTGAACTTAGAAGACCATCTATCATTCGTGCTTCTGGTCATACATTTGAATATATTGGTTATGGACCTGGCAACTACTCAACTGCTTTGCCTGAAAAGCAATCAAGACAGTTAACTATCAAAGAGCAACTTGTCTCGCAGTCATTCAATAGTTCTGGTGGTATTACAGTATTCACTGGTATGAATGATAGGGGTGACTTCTTTGTTGGTAACAAGAAGATATCATCTAATACTGGTAAAGAAGAAGTCTTTGATACTCCAGTTCCTACTGTTACAGGTGAGGATATCTTTGCTCTTGGACCAGATACAGGAACAGACCTTATCAATCCTGCTGATGTCACAGTTTCAAGAACTATTAGGGTTGAGGGTGGTCAAGCAGGTAACTTACTTTCACAGTTTGATGGTCCTGTACTCTTCTCTAAGAAACTCACATCAACTTCACTTGATGGCATTGAGTCAAACTCAATCTTCCTTCAAGGTAATGCACCAGTATCTAGAAAGATTACAGTAGGAGTAACAAAACCAACACTGGCAGGAACCCCTGGTGATATCGTCTTCAATGCTAATGTTGATGCTAGCACTAATGGTAGTGAAGTGGGTTATGTATTCACTAAACAAGGAAGTTGGAATCCTTTTGGTGCTGTTAGTATAGATCAAAACTCTAACATACCTACATTTGCTGGTGTTGGTGTTGGAACTACAACTCCTGGAAATTGCACCCTCAAAGTAGGTTCAGGTGCATCAATGTTCTGTGTTGATGGTGATGGGGTTGGTATTGGAACCACTGCTAATGGCGTGAGTCTAAGAGTTAATGGAACAATTTTTGCTAATCAGTTTACTGGTGATGGTTCTGGATTGACTAATCTTGCTAATGATAGTCTTTGGCAGGATGTTGGTGCTGGTGGAACAGGAATCTATCAAAGAGATAATCTCAATGTTGGTATTGGGACAACCATTCCATCAGGTTCATACTCATTAGAACTTGGAAGTCCTGGTGTAGCTGGAACAAACCTCTATGTTGTTAACGCATCCAGATTCATTGGAACTGCTGATTTTGGTGATGTCAACATTGGTGGTAAGTTTGTATCTACCAACTATGACTTGAATTCCACATCAGGTTCATTGGTTGTTGGTGTTGCCACTGCTACCAATATTCAAGTTGGTTCTGGTGCAACAATTCTTACTACAACATCTAATGGTGTAGGAATCAACTCAACATCACCTTCAACTGAACTTGATGTTGATGGAAGAGCAAGAATTCAAACTGTATATTCCATTGCTCAACCTCTGACAAGTTCTAGTAATGTTGTTACTATTGACCTTTCAAGAGGTCAGATATTCAATCTAAATACCATTGAAGACATCAATCAATTTGTTCTTGATGGTGTGAGAGCAGACGCTGCACAGTCATTCAGTATTAAGATTACACAGGGTTCAACACCTCGTAATGTGGGTATTGCTACATTTAAGACAAGTGGTGGAGTAGATATACCTGTTCTCTTCCCAGGCAATGGATTATTGCCCACTGTGACTGTATCAGCAGGAGCAACTGATATCTACTCATTTATGACATTTGATGGTGGACAATCACTCTATGGTGTAGTTGGAGGTCAGAACTTCTCATGATGAATTTCTTCCAAGTAACCCCCACAGAACTCCATCTCAATGGACCTAATGTGGGGTTTACAACAGTGCCTCAGGATGTTTCAGTGTCCTCTGGTATTGCTACATTTGTTGCAATAGGAACTGCTACATTTCCCTACAATAGCACTGATGGATCCTTTGGTTTTCAGTGGTATTTTGATAATAAAGAGACTTTAAATTCATCAAGTAACACTATTATTGAAACAAATAGTGGAATATCTACCTTGACACTTACAGGTCTTACAGATCTAGATAGTGGTAAAGAAATATATTCAGTAGTTAGATATATTCCTGGACCAGATGAGGCAATCATTGATTATCCAGCAGAGGGTATTGGGAGAAGCACATCGCCATCTGCAACTTTATTAGCGCCACCAAGTATAGTCATATCAAATCAACCAACCAGTGTTGTGATTGGTGCTGGAAATACTGCATCTTTTGATGTAGAGGCAAGTGTTGTGCCTGGTGGTGGAAGTATTCAATATCAATGGAATTTGGAGGGAATTAATCTTACAAATGGATCTAGCACCAGAACAGTTCAAGACTCTGGAGTTAATGATTCTCTCCCATCAATGCAGGTAACCAGTGACAAAAATGATGTTTTCAATTTAAATTGGAATGAACTTACTACATTTAATGGATTTGTACCTCACAGAACTTATACTCTCACTGTAACTGGTGGTGATTTAACCACAACTTTAACAGCAACAGGTGCTGGTGGTGGAAAATCAAGGGGAGTGCAGATTCCTGGTGGTAGAGGTGGAAAATCCACTGGAAAATTTACATTTAAAAGTGGACAAGTATACAAACTTAGAATTGGTGGTGCTACAGCAGATACTGGTGTTGCTTTAGGGGATGTAAGTTCTGGTGCTGCTGGATTCTCTGGTGGTGGTAGGTCTTTTATCAGTGGCGTAACTGTACAAGGTGGTGGCGGTGGTGGATTCACAGGTCTTTTTGAAGATAGTATCACTCAAGCAAATGCCATCATCATAGCTGGTGGTGGAGGTGGTGGAGCATGGGGTAATGGTGCCAGTGCTAATTCTAATGGTGGAAATGGTGGTGGATTGGTAGCTGGAGATGGAGAAACTTCAATAAGTGGCACTGGTGGAACGCAATCTGCTGGTGGTACTGGTGGATTAAATAATGGAGCAGCACTTCAAGGTGGAGATGGTGCAGCAGGTGGTGGTGGTGGATATTTTGGTGGTTCTGGTGGAACCACTCAGTTTGGTGGTACTGCTCTTGGCGGCAATGATGGAGCAGGTGGTGGTGGATCAGGATTTCTTCATGCAACTAAAATAACTGAAGGGACAACTATAAACGGAGAAGGTGGATTTGTTGGCACCACTACAGTGAATGCAGATATTAACAGTGGAAATGGAACTTTCACTATTACAAGGGTAGCAACAACAAAAGAAGTGGTCACCAGAGTAAGTGGTGCTAATACATCAAATCTTAAAATTTATACTGATGATCAAGACTTTGGTGGGTCTTTAAAATGTGTTATGACTGCCACTGGTGTGCTTAACTCACCACTTGATAGTAGTGTTGTTTCTTATGATGTAGTCAAACCTAGAATTATTCTATTATTTGAAGCATTTGATACTAATAATAACATTAAGACCACAAGACAAGATCTTGGACTAACAGGATCATTTGCTGTTACCTCAAACACTTTTGGTTCTGATTATAGTATTATTCAGTTCACTTCAGTTGAAAAGAATTCTAGTTTGACATTAGAATTAAGAGGTGCTGCAGGCACTAGTAATGGATCTAACGCTGGTGGAGAGGGTGGAGTTGCTTCCATCAATGTTGAGATTAAGAAAAATGAAGAATATACAATTATTGGTGTTGCAGATAACACTGCTGTTTACTTATATGAAAAATCTTCATTAATAGCTGTTGTTGGTCAAGGTGGTGATGCTAGTACTGGTGGTGTTGGTGGTGCAGGGGGAGGTATCAATGTAGGTGGTGATGATGGAACTGGAACTAATCAAGGTTTGGGAGGTGATGTTCCAGATTTAAGCCTCACAGGAGTTTTTGGTTCTGTTGTCAATAACTCAAGCAATCAACCTACTCTCTATACAGGTGATTCTATTGCTACAGTTCCTGATGGTGGTAGAACAGTAATATGCAGCAAAGGAAGTTATTATGTGAACCAAGGAATCAATCCTTGTTCAGATATTTCAACTGGTGTTGTTCAATTTAGGTCTATAGATGGGACATTAGTTTCAGATAGTTCAAGTTTACTTAGGGGATTTAAACCAGGATATACTGTCACTGAAACACAAGGACAATCCTCTGCAACAGGTGGAGGAAATGGTGGAGCAGGTGCTCAAGGTGGGAGTGGTTCAAGATCCAATACTGCAGGTGGTGGTGGTGGATCTGGATGGACTAATCGCACATCATCATTGGTAAGATCTCAATTGGGTGGAAATGCTACTCAGTTTGCTAGTGTTGTGTTTAATCCCAACACTGCAGTTGAAGACTCAAGTTACTATGTTGATGCATTTGGTAGAATACTTATCTATTCTTGGGGTCTGACTAATCCAAAAGATTCCATCCCTGCTACAAAGGAAGATGCAGAACCAGCTTCAAAACCTCTGAATCCATCTCTGCCAAGAACATTTGATCCAATTGCAAACACTAATACCATAACAACAAGTAGACTCCTAATGGAGAAAACAACTGGGAAGGTTTTACCAACTGATGAGCACAAATGTATTGATGATGCAAGATGGAGAGCAATTCTTGATAAAGCAAGAGATGGGACTCAAAACTGGAGACTTAGTGCTACCAGGTGGAATGATCCAAGAATCTTTGCTAATGCTCATGACAAAAATATCTACAGAATGATGAGAGCAAATGTATATCCACTTGAAACTGGACCAACGCTTGATCCAAACGGAGTTGCTCTAGGTAGAGTAGCAGGACCACCATCTCTCTCATCCTGGTTAGATGCAGGGTATGCACGACCTACACGACCTACAGGGGGAGCTTATTATTTGGCTTCAGATGAAGTTTATGATGGGGATACACTTACTTATGGTGATTACTCACAAATTAGATTTGAACCTGATATGGGTGGCAGAGCTTCAGGTCAATATGGTTACAGGTACTCAGGTCAATCAACATATCCTTTCTTTAAAGTAGATACTGGATATTCAATAGGTGCCAACTTCTGGATTCTTCCTCCTGGAGTCCCTGAATTTACAAATGCACTACCAACAACTGGTCCTGATGGCATCATGTTGGCAGGAGCATAGATTCCTCTGGTATAAATAATAAAAACTGAGGGGATAGTGAACCTCTGAGGACTTATGGCTGTAAACAAGAATTTTGTAGTCAAAAACGGGATAGAGATTGCTGTAAATTTAATTTATGGTGACTCTGACCTACAGAAAGTTGGTATTGGTTCCACTACCCCACGCAGTTTGCTTGATGTTCATGGTGACTTCAGAGCAGAAAAGGGTGCCTATGTTACAGGTATTGCTACTGCTGTTGATGAACTAAATGTTGGTCTTGGTGGGACTACTCTAACTGTACTAAACTCTAGTGGATTTGCAGGTTTTAACATTGCATCTCCAATATACAATGTAGATGTTAGAAGAAGCATAGGTGCTGGTAACACAGCAGCATATTTTGATGGTCAAGTTGATGTAAATGGTACACTAGTTCCAAACAACCTTAGGGTTGCTGGAATGTCTACCCTCTCCAATGTTAATATTGACAATGGTGAGGTTGAGATTTCTAAGTTAGAAGTAACTGGTCTTTCCACATTCACAGGCATTGGTACTTTTGTAAGTGACCTATATGTTGGTGGGAACCTAAATGTTGTTGGTGACTTAGTATATGATGAAGTAACAGGTAGAAACATTAATATCACTGGTGTATCCACATTTGTAGGTGTGGCTACATTTAAAAATGATGTATTCATTGATGGTGACTTGAATGTTACTGGTGATATTGTATATGATGAAGTAACAGGTAGAAACCTCAATATCACTGGTATTGCTACCATTGGTATTGTTACTGGAGCTACTTATTTTGGTGATGGTTCAAACCTAACTGGAATTGCAACTGAACTAACAGCAACAATTGGTTTAGGTTCTGAAGGCACATTTATTGGTGCTGGAGTTACTCAAATCAATTTTAACTCAACAAGTGGATCTGCAATCTCTGTTGATGCTGCAACTGCTGGTATTGCAACAGTAACACTTACACCTGGTGTGTCACTTGGTCTTGCAATCGCTCTTGGTTCCTGATAAATACCTCTAACACTTAAAGAAAAATGGCAGAAGTCTTTACAAACGCACTAAAAAGTTCAACTGGTATTGTGACCACCAGTAGTAGTGCAACTATTGGTGCCAATGCAACCACAATCACTGGTATTTCAACTATTGGTGTTAATGTTGGTGACATGGTGGATACCCAACATTTCAGAGGGGGAGCTAAAGTCACAGCAATTAACAGTCCCACTCAGGTGACTGTTGATAAGACATCAACCAACACTGCTTCTGCTGGAAGTCAAGTAGTGAAGTTCTTAGGACCAACAACAGCATATTCTTCACCAACAGGAACTAAATCAATTCTTATTGGTGGAACATTTGCTAATCTAACAAACAACAGTGTGAACATTTTTGTTGAGGTAAGTTCAGGTTCTACTTCAACTAAAATTGCTAATGATATTCCTGTTCCAACAGGTAGTTCCTTTGTTATTAGTGATGCTGGTAAGACAGTTCTACTTGGTGATGATATAATTAAGATTTATTGTGATACTGAAGGTGCTATTGACGCAACACTAGGCATTCTTCAAGGAGTTAGCTGATGGCAGATAAGGGTGGTTACATAGGAAGAAATCCTGGTGACTCAGCAGTTACCATATCAAGACAGACTAATGAACCCACTGGGGTTCAGACATCATTTAATTTCTTATCTCAATACACTCCAGGTCTTCTGGATGTGTATGTCAATGGTGTAAGACAAATTGACATTACTGATTATTCTGCAACTGATGGATCAACTATAAGTTTGACCTCTGCAGCAAATAATGGTGATGTACTTGAGTTTGTTGCTTATAAAGCATTTAATGTAGGTAATGTAGATTCTGCATCTGGAAACTTCACAGTAGGAAATAATCTTACTGTTAATGGTTTCATCTCAGCAGGTGGTTCTGTTACTGCAGCATCATTCCATGGGGATGGTTCTGGACTCACTAATGTGGGGATGGATACATCAGTTATCAATTCTAACACCATTGATACTGGATCTATTAATATAACTGGTCTCACTACTACAACAAATCAGATTGAGATTAGAAGCACTGATGCCACTCCTGGTAGAGTTGACCTGTATTGTGAGGTAAGTAATGCTCACTATGCAAGAATTCAAGCACCTCCTCATGCTGAATATAGTGGCAATGTAGTTTCTATTCTTCCTAAGATATCTGGAGATCTTATTGCTGGTGACACATCATCTCCAATTGATCAAAGTGTCAATACAACTGGAATTATAACTGCTGCATCTTTTGTTGGGTCTGGAGCTAATCTTACCGATTTGAGTATTCCAGCAAGTTTTAATGAACTTGATGCTGCACTTTTCAACTAAATAACTCTAAAAGTATATACCAATGGGACTTCAAAGAACTAAACTATTAGGAATTCAGGCAGTTACTGGTATCAACACTGTTGGTATTTTGACGGTTGGAGTCACACAGACTGCTGGTGGTGTTGGTATTGCATCTACCACATACTTGAGAGGTGTAGTGATGCATAACACTGGGGAAGCATCTGCAACCTCATCACTTTATATCTATCCTGATGGTGTAGAGGCAAATGGTATTGCTCACACTGCCTATAGATTAGCAAGAGTTGATCTTAGTACTAATGAAACTTTCTTTTATGAGACAAACTATCCATTAGTCCTAGTCAATAGGGATAAGATTGTTGTAGAGGTTACAGCACCAGGAAGTGGAGGAACAGGTATTGGAAGTGCTGTAAACTTCCAAATCCTTGGCGACACAGATATTTGAGGTAGATAAAAATGGGAGTAAGATCTACTGGTATTCATACTACAACAACTCAAGCAGACGGACACCTTTTAGAATATTTTAGAAACACTTTTAGTGCTGGTGGTGGCGCAGCTGGTGGTGGTGGAGGTGATCCACAAGTGCCTGGAATGCAGGCGACTGGAGGCATCATTAGTGACTATACTTCTGGTAGTGACGTTTATAGAGCACATATTTTTACTTCATCAGGAACTTTTAATGTAACTGATAACACATCACCATTTGGATCTAACATAGAATATCTTGTAGTTGGTGGTGGAGGAGGAGGTGGTTATACAAATACTTATCACACTGGTGGTGGAGGTGGTGGAGCAGGAGGTTTAAGAACTAATCTTGATTCACATCCACTTTCTGGTGGTGCATTTGCAGTCACTGCACAAGAATATACAGTCACTGTTGGTGCTGGTGGAGCAGGTGGATTTAGTGGCACTGGTGGTGCAAATGGGGGAGATAGTGAATTTCATGCAGCACCAATAACTTATCCAAATTCTAGTTTTATTCGTGGTGCAGGTGGAGGCGGAGGATCATCAGCTGCTCCTGGACCATCTGGAAAATCTGGAAATGTAGGTGGCGGTTCTGGTGGTGGCACCACGGGTTATAACCCAAGTACTGCTGGTGGGGCTGTTGGTAGCAGTGACCCAAATCATCCAGCAATTTCTGGTTATCCTGGTGGAAATGCTAGTCCTGGCAATAGTTGGGGCGCCATATCTGGTGGAGGCGGTGGTGCTGCTGCTGCAGGAGATACTGGCAGAGCACCCAGCTTACCATTAACTGCTCCTCCACATGGTGGAAAAGGTGGTCCAGGAGTTCAAGTATTGATTTCTGGACCACCATCAAGTGATCAACCAGCGGGATCAACAGATGGTGGTTCTGGTGGTGGATGGTTTGCTGGAGGTGGTGGTGGAGGACTTCTAGCAGGTCCTGGTACAGTTACCTTTAGTCCTTCAACATATACAGCTCCTCCAGCAGGTGGTGGAGGACAAGGATATATGGGTCCTGGTCAAGGAGCTGGGGATGCTGGTCAACAAAGCACTGGTGGTGGAGGCGGTGGTGCTGGTAGTTGTGAACCAGGTGACATCCCATCTGGATATCCTTCTAGAACTGGAGGTAATGGTGCTTCAGGAATTGTAGTAGTTAGATATAAAATAGGATCAGTATCAGCAGCAAAGGCAACTGGAGGCAATATTAGTTTTTACAATGGAAAGACTATTCATTCCTTCACAAGTTCTGCTAGTTTTAATGTAACTAATGGTCCAATAGCAATAGAATATGTTATCATTGCTGGTGGTGGAGGCGGTGGTGCTTCTGGGGCTGGCGGAGGTGGAGGCGGTGGTGCTGGCGCTGTTGACACAGGCACAGGAACTGTTACTGATAGCACCAATTATGCAATAACAGTTGGTTCTGGAGGTGTTGGTGGCTACCAATATATTAACGGATTTGCGGTGACCTATGGTAATGTGGGAGGAACATCATCCATTGCTGGTGCTGGATTGAATGTTTCATCTATAGGTGGTGGTGGTGGTTTACAAGGTAATGAATCATATTCATATCCTTTTTATGCTTCAGGTGGTGGAAATGGTGGCAACTATAATTACCCAACATATCCTTTAAGACCTGCAGGTCCTGGTGGTGGTCACCCTGGAGGTTCTTCAGATTCAGGTCCAAGTAATGATAAGGGATTCGCTGGTGGTGGAGGTGGAGGACATGGTAGTGCTGGTGGTGATGCATATTCTACCTCATCACCCCTCAGTGCTAATGGGGGACATGGTGGTGCTGGTGTTCAACTTCCTGCAACATTTAGAGATCCAAATTCAAATGTAGGTGCTCCTGGACCAGGTGGAGAGAAATTCTATGTTGCTGGTGGAGGTGGAGGTTCTGGTGGTGGACCAGCTTCATTGCCACCAGCAACTGCCAATCCTGGTTCTGGTGGAGGTTCTGGTGGACCTTATGCTGGTGGTGGCAATGGTGGTAATGGATATATTGAACCATATCGTGGTTCTTTAGGTGGAGAAAACACTGGCGGTGGCGGTGGTGGAGGTGGATATCCTGGTAATGAGGGTGGTCCCACAGATCCTAATTTTGCATCATATAGAGGAGCTTCTGGTGGATCTGGTATTGTCCTCATTGCTTATCCCACTTGATAAATAAATACAAACAACTAGTCAAAAATAAAGATGGCTCATTTTGCACAATTAGATGGTAACAATGTTGTGACCCAAGTCATTGTTGTGAGCAATGATGACACATCCGATTCCAATGGAGTAGAATCTGAAAGCATTGGCGTTGCTTTCTGTCAGAAACTCCTTGGTGCTAATACAAACTGGAAGCAGACCTCATATAATGGTAACATGAGAGGAAACTATGCAGGTATTGGTTATACCTACATGGAAAATGTTGCCACTCTGGGTGTTGGATCTACTGACATCTTTATCAGTCAGCAACCTCATGCTTCTTGGACTATTGATGCTACAGCAGCACAGTGGAAATCACCTATTACAGAACCCACTCTGTCTGATGCAGATAGAGAAGCAGGTAAATATTATGAATGGAATGAGACAGCATATCAAGGAGATAATACACAAGGTTGGGATCTTAAAACTATGGAATGATAATTGCAAGGAGGGGCAACCCTCCTTTTTTTATGCTCATAAATAACTAAAAACATATTACCATGGCAATTGGTAGACCGATATCATTAACAGACAATGTAGCGTCAAAGATATTGACTGCTACAGCAACTGATGGGCAGACTGTTTTTACAGTTACTGGTGGTTACCGCATCAATGCTCTTGATGTGTTCAGAAATGGTGTAAAACTTGCTTCTGGTGTAGATTTTAGAGCAAATGATGGTTCAACAGTAGTATTGATCATTGCTGCAGCAGCAGGTGATGAAGTTCAATTTCATATCTTTGATGACTTCAGAGTATCAGATGCTATTCAGTCTGCTGCTGCTGATCAAACCATTGATGGCAATCTTACCATCACAGGAACTCTTACAGGTGCTGCAGTAGGTATCAACTCAGCAGGAACAGTTGTTGGTGCAGCTAAGACACTCAACTTTATTGGTTCTGGCAATACTTTCCTTGACAATGGTGATGGCACTGTTGATATCAGCATCTCTGGTGGTGGTGGTGCTGGTGGAGGAGGAATTGGCACTGTTGTTAACTATGCCAATGGTCAGGCAACTCCATTCAGTTATATTGATAGAGATGCAAAGATAACTTCAGACCTTCTCATTGATACCACAAATGCAGGTGTCAATACATCTATTGTTGTTTCAGTTATACCCAATATTGAGGTTGTATCTGGTGTAGCACTGACTGTTGGTGCTGGTAAAACTATGGTTATTGATGTTCTAGAAATTGGAGACCTCTTCTGATGTCAAAAATAATTACTAATCAGATTTCACCAAGAAGTGGTGATACTGTTTCAATTAATGGCAGTCTATCTGTAGGAGGTACTATCACATATGAGGATGTAACTAACATCGATGCTGTTGGTGTAATTACTGCAAGAAATGGTATCAATATTGTTGGTGGTGGACTAACTGTTACTGGTATTTCAACTTTTAATGATGATATAAAGGGAGACTCTGCAACAAATATATCTGGAATAAATTCTGTAACTGCCACAACATATTATGGCAGTGGTGCTAACTTAACCTCCCTAGATGCATCTAATCTATCATCGGGTACTATTCCCAACGACAGATTCCCGACTGTACTACCTGCTGTTGATGGTTCACAACTTACTGGTATTGAAGCAGGTTCAGCTAATTTTGTGGCATCTGGTAATATCCATAATGGTGCAACAGTAGTCATCAATACTGATGGAACTGTTGGTATTGTGACTGCATCAGGTTCACCAAATCCAATTATTTCTGAAGCTTCCATATTTTCACCAGGTGGAACTGGTGGTGCATCTGGTGTTGAATACACCGTAACTTTATATGATCCTGTTAATAAAAAAATAGTTGTTGCTTACACGGATCAAGGTGATGCCAATAAGGGTAAAGCAGTTGTTGGTACTGTAGTTGGAACAGGTATTACTTTTGGTTCAGCAGTGACATTTAGTGGTACGAGTGCTGCTACAAATATGTCAGGTGTCTATGACCCAGATGAAGGAAAAGTAGTTTTTGCTTTTGCTGAATGGGGCAGTGGATATGGTAAAGCTGTTGTTGGAACTGTATCTGGTGATAGTATAACTTTTGGTTCAATGAGTAGTTCATTTAGTGGTACTAGCAATGTTGAAGGCACCACAACAACATATGATACTACCAATAACAAAGTAGTTATCGCTTATAGGAGGGTCAGTAGTAATGAGGGCACAGCAGTTGTTGGTACTGTATCTGGAAACAGTATTAGTTTTGGTAGTGAGGTTTTAGTCGAGGCAGGGGGTGAACAATTCGGTTCTACATTTGACCCAGATGAAGGAAAAGTAGTTCTTTTTTATTATAATGGCAGCGGTGCTCAAGCAGTTGTTGGAACTGTATCTGGAACTAGTATCAGTTTTGGTACTAAGGTACAATTTAACTCTGGATATAACTACTATTTTAGTGGCGTTTATGATACTACCAATAACAAAGTAGTAGTTGCTTGGACTGACCCAGGTGGTAGTGGTAATGGTAGATCAGTTGTAGGTACTGTATCTGGAACCAGTATTAGTTTTGGAACAGGTGTAGTTTTTCACGCTAATGCTAACACGCCACATATCGCTACTGCATTTGATTCTGTCAATGGTAAAGTGGTTATCAATTACAGAGATCAAAGTTCAGGTGCTAATAACGCATGTACAGGAGTTGTAGGCACTGTATCTGGAACCAATATCTCATTTGGTGCTGAATCAGTGATTGATATTACAAATAGTAATAGTTCTGGAAATAATGATTACATTTCATGTGTGTACGACTCCACTAATGGTAAAGTAATCACCAGTTTTGCTTTTCACTACTCTGGCACTTATGATGATGGTAGATCTGTTGTAACCACTGTGTCTGGAACTGATCTTTTTGCGGCTAGTTCAAAGGTATTCAATAAAGCATCCACCAAAGATATTGTATCCACATATGACACTGTTAATAATAAAGTTGTTATTGTTTATCGGGATGATGGTAATTCTCAATATGGTACAGCAATCGTAGGAACTGTGGCTAATGACACTATCAGTTTTGGTTCTGAGGTGGTATTCCATAGTGCCAACACCACCAATATTTCATGTGCATTTGATTCTGTAAATGAAAAAGTACTTATCGCTTATAGGGATGGTGGTGATTCCTATAAGGGTAAAGCGATTGTGGGCACTGTTTCTGGATCTAGTATCAGTTTTGGTTCTGAATATGAATTTGAAAGTGGTGCTATTCAATATACTTCAACAGTATTTGACTCTGTTAATGGAAAATTTGTAATTTCATATAGAGATACAGGTGATGGTAACAAGGGAAAATCAGTTGTTGCCGATATATCTGGTGGTGGTATTTCTTATGGTGCTATAGCTGAATTCAATAATGCATCCACTCAATATATTTCAAGCACATATGATGTTGTAAATGGAAAAGTAGTTGTTGCCTATCAGGATACTAGTTATTCTAACACTGGTATGGCAGTTGTTGGTACTGTAGATGGCACTACCATTACTTTTGGTACTGAAGTACAGTTTAACCAGAATTTTGATGATATATCCAACACAGCAATTACCTCCATCAATGGTAAAGTAGTTATCGTTTTTATAGATAACACCAATTCCAATCAGTGTAAAGCGATTGTGGGCACTGTTTCTGGATCTAGTATCACTTTTGGTTCTGAGGTGGTATTGAATAGTAATCAGTGCAATTATCCACAAGTAATTGTTGATACTCAATCCACAGCGATAGGTGGTGGTGATGTTATTAATATCGTTGAAGAAGATTCAACTGATAATTGTATTAAACTACATGTGGGTAAATTAATTGGTTCAACTCTTTCCTTTGGTTCTACAAATGTGGTTACTGATACGTACACTGATAATATGTATCTTTCATTAGTATATGATCCTGACAATATTCAATCAGTCCTTTCTTATACTGATGAACTTGGTAATGTTTCTTGGGGTAGATCATTGGTTCTTAAATCCAACAGTATCTCTGCTAATCTAACATCTGAAAACTACATTGGAATCGCAGCAGAAGCAATTTCTAATGGGGCAACAGGTAAAGTCAACATTGTGAGTGGATTAAATTCAGCTCAAACTGGTCTTACAACAGCTAAAACACATTACCTTTTGAATGATGGTTCTTTGTCCACCACTTCTGCTGATCCAGTAGTGGTTGCTGGAACTGCAATCTCTGATACAAAGATTATCGTGAAGGGATAATTACAAACTGATAAATAACTAAAAAGACATAAAATGGCAAACCCAAATCTTCTTGGAATTAGTAATGTTGAAGCAATTACTGCTTTCCACTCTGGTATTGCTGTAACTACTGGAGGAAAGGGTGCTTTAGGAATAACCACTGTGGTGTCAAATGCAGCATCAAGTGGTAAAGTATTGAAAATTAACTCCTTAACTGCTGCTGCAATTGGTGCTACCACTGGGGTTACACTACAATACTTTAATGATGTAAACCATGCATCTGCTGGTAGCACAGTGTCAATTGGTATGACACTATCTGTACCATCATTTTCTACACTTGCAATTATAACTAAAGATAATACAATATATTTACAGGAAAACACTGCACTTGGCATTATAAGTCAACCAGAAACTGGTGGAACCATAGATGTGGTTTGTTCATATGAAGAAGTTAGCTGAGGAGAATAAAAATGGGATACCTTGGCAGAAGAATTGGAAAATCTCAAGACACTGGTAATCCATCACCTGATGGTAATGGTGGAGGTTTATTAGATTTAATTTCTCATGGATATTTTGAAAGACAAGACAAACTTACAGGAGCATTTGCTCCAGCTGGACCAGCAATAGAAGCAACTGGTGGTGTAATAAGTGAATATGAAGATTCTGGATTTAAGTACAGAGCTCATGTTTTTACCAGCTCAGGCACATTTAATGTAACAGCATTAGCTGAGGGTGATTTACCTAACGCTGTTGAATATCTTGTTGTCGCTGGCGGTGGCGGTGGCGGTGGAGGATATTATGGTGGTGGAGGAGGTGCTGGTGGTTTAAGAACCAATATGTCATCAGTTCCCATATCAACCAATAATCCAGATATTACTGTAGGAATACAACCATATACCATTACAGTTGGTGCTGGTGGATTTGGTGGAGCTAGTAATGGTGCCAGTGGTTCAGATTCATCTGATGGAAATCCATCGTCACTTACTGGACCAAATATTAGTTCCATTGAGTCTTTAGGAGGTGGTGGAGGAAGAGGAAGAACGAACTGGGGTTATCCTGGTCTGCCTGGTGGATCTGGTGGTGGGCAATCATATGGACCTGGAGTTGGGGGTTATGGATATAATCCTAGCACTCCAGGTCCTGTTCTCAATGCAGCTGCTCTTCCAAACCCATATAACATAACCCAAGGCAATCAAGCTGGTAATTGCCCTCCTTCTTACTATGGAGGAGGTGGTGGAGGAGCAGGACAACAAGGTAGTGGTATTAATGATGATCTTCCTTGGCCTGCTTCTTATGGATATCCTGGTGGTGGAGGAATGCAGGTTCTCATAGCTGGTCCTGCT